TTGTTGGATAGAAAAGAAGTCGTCCTTGATTTCCACTAACATCAAAATCAAAACTTCCCAGATCACTTACACTCTCAATTCGGCCATATTGATTCATATATCCACTAGAACCATCATGTAAAAGACTAACGAACATACATTGACGTTCGCCACTGAAAGTCTTATCCTTAACAAGGGTAAAGAATTTTTTATAAGTTTGTTCAATATCAAAACTATCAGCAACAGAAAATCTTGTTGCTCTTGGTTCACTATTAAATTGTGAACTAATATCATCAATAACAAGAACTCTATTACCTACAGATTCATAGTAATCAGTTAATACTCTTGAATTGAAATAAATTTCATTAGATGCTATTTTATCATCATTAATATTCAAAGAATTTTCGGTAATTAAATCAAAACTCGAATAAGTATCTAATTTTATAATACCATCTAAGTTTATAAAGGTAACCAAATCACTATCAGTGGCATTAACACCCCTAATATTATCTTGTGTAGTTTCAATAATTAAATCACTGAATTTCATGAATCCTGAAGGATGATTAAGAGTACTTACAGTCTCATCCCAAGTATTCATATCAACTTTTGATTTTATAGAATAAGAGAAATACTGATAGTAATTATTATCAGGTAATCTTTCAAGACTATTATTTAAAAATCCAGTATCTCTCTTCCATCCATTAGCAACAACCGATCCTGCCGCCACTTTAACTTCTGCATTAAAATCAATCTTAGACTTAACTTTTCCTTGAGTATGTGAAGTTCTTCCTACAATAATATCTCCAGTATTAAATTCACTTGATGTTGAAAGTTTTAATAACTCAATACGATTATTCCAACTTTCTACTTCTCCTAATTTTCCATTACATTCAACATCTTCTCCATGTAAGAAATTATTTTTCTTTAACCTAACGTTAAATTGAGGAAAATACTTTTCAGGAACAATTATTCCAGCTGAATTTAAGGAATCAAAATTACCAGGAAACTCACCTTCTTCTAAATATCCACTTAAACTATAAGTAACAACTCCAACACCACCACCTAATGGTATATTAACGTCAGAAAGAGTAAACAATGTATAATCATAATTAAGTGAATTGAATCCAGTTCCTGTAGTTCCTACTCCAACACTTACATTTTCAATTAAAACTTTATCACCAACAATTAATGGGGATTCATCACTAAATGCAGTATTTAATCCAATAGTAACATTTTTAGTAGACATATCAAATGATATAGTCTTTATATCAATACCATTTACATTAGATGTTGGTATAATGATAGGATCAATATCATTAATACTTTTAGTATTTTCAAGAATGGTTACGTTAGTATCCCCAATACTATACGACAAATCTACATCTTTAACTTGTTTCTTTGTCAAACCATCCAATACTACCAAATTAGGAGCTATAGTATAATTCTTACCTACAGAACTAATTCCTATATGAGATAAGGAATTTAATGGTTCCATTATAAGAACCTCAGATAAACTAAGAACAGGTCTTAATGTAGTATCCGTAGGGAAGTCAAATCCAATATTTTGAATTGCTGTTGAATTAATTTTTCCAATAGTATCGCTAGTAGGTTCAAGAATAGCACCAGTACCTATACCCGTTTTAATAGAAGTTACTCCTACAGTTTCAGAATAATAATTACCTTTAGATTGTAGTTTAATATTTGCTATAGGACCATATGCTACAATAGAATCAGTAGAATATTTCAGCATTGCTTCATCTAAAGAATAAGAATTTTTCTCTGGATTATCCAATACATTATAGGTGTAAGTAGTTGTAGTTCCAATACCAGTTATGGGAAAAACTCCTGAATAAACACTATCTTTTATTTCTACATAATTATATCCAATAACTTCTTTATCAATGACAATTCCTTTCTTAATATCTGAAATCAACTGATTGTCTACAGGAGTAAACTTATAATACAATGCATCAGGAAGACTATTATTAACTATTAAAGTAACTCCTGCGTCTGTACTAATTCCTACTGTACCAGTTTTAGATACCTCAAATGAATTGGTTGTACGTGATGAATAAAATACATCTTCAAATTCCCTATCCGTATATAAATTTAGATCAAACGCAGCGTAAGAAGTTAATCCAACAAAAGAACATAAAGATGGGTCTGATAAATTAAACTTAACCGTATTATTTTTATAAAGATCCACTGAAGGATTAATAGGAGAAAGTGTTCCTGCAGAAGTAGATGTTATATTAACTACTTCAGGAGTAAATTCTAAAGATTCAAATCTAGTTAAAGAAAGTTTTACTTTATCCTTAGATTGTCTAACAATATAATAAATTTTTTCATTTTCTAATCCCCCTGAAGAAGTATCTGCTGTATGAATTACTTTATCCCCATCATATAATCCATGATCAGTAATTGTAATTGAATTATCATTAATATCAACATTTCCTGCAGTAAATGATTTAGGGTCAAAAACTATTCTCCTATTAAAGTCATTATATTTTACAATAACATTTGTATGAATACCTGCTTCCACAGTCATTCTTACATTATCTTCCAACCTTAATCCATGAGTAGAAGCAGTAGCTACAGTAACTATATTCTTATTTGCTTCTCCAGTAACAACAAAATCTTTTATAGTTTTGAAACTATGATATACACCTGTTCCTAATCCAGTAAACCTTAAGAGTCCTCCAGATTTATTAGTACTTGCAATACCTACAAAAGTACCAGTAGATCCTAATCCTACTCTAAACGTAGAAATACCAATAAGATGATTAGAAATTTTTCCAACATATACTCTAGATTCATCGGGCAAATTAAACGAAGTGGTTCCATCAGTAGAAACTCCAATAGAATCACCACCATTATTTCTATATCTTAAAAGATCACCCGTATTTAATTCATGATCAAGTAAGAAGATAGATTGTGATGGAATATAAACTTGAGTTAGTCCTGCACCAGGATTGGAGAAGAAAATAGTTGTTCCTATACCAACACCAGTAAGAGTACCCAATCCTACTGCTTCCTTAGGTTCAAAATAAATTTCTTCCGTGGATTCAAAAGTTATATCATTCTCAGGGGTGGTATCAAAAGTAAACTTTCTAGAATCTTCAGTTATAATTGAAGTTGCAGTATGAGCAATAGATATTGTTCCATTTTGAGCTCGTAAAACTCTTAATCTAGAATTCTTTTCATCAACTTCTAATACTTTTACTTTTTCAGTTCCAATTCCAAGAATATCATTTTCTCTAATGGACAATAAATCTTGATTTAAAGAACCAGCAACTTTAAAATAAGTAACTATACCAGTAACTCCTGTAGTACTTACTCCACCTGTTAATGAAAGAGTTTCAGTTCTTACTCCTATATTAAATCCACCCTGAAGAGAATTAATAGAGGTATTAAATCCTGCAAGAGAAACTAAATCATTATTTGTAAAACCATGAGGTGAAGTAGAAATTGCTATATATTTACCACTAGCATCAAAAGGAATAATTTCTAATTCAGAAACAGTACTAGAAGCAACGCTCACATTGGTTACATTTACTCCTTCAACTGCAGAAACTTTAGCTTTAGCTTCTTGAGCACCCAATAAAGGTTCAAAAAGTATTTTATCATTAACTTGATAATTTATTCCACCTGTCAAAATACCAACAGATTGAATATTTCCCGTAGAAACATTAGTTACATTTACATTAAAATTATGATCTCTTGTAGGTTGGAATAAGAAATCATAATAAGTACTATTTTCTAATAAAGAATATGGTGTAGTATTTCTAAACCATTCTGTATTATCTAAATCATAGTCTCTTTGATTTGATTTTATATCAGCATTAAATGGATTAGGTTGTCCTTTAAAAGTATTTCCAATCAAATATGGAAATTCAGGAATTCTATACTTATTAAATGGTCCTGAGTTTTCAATAAGAGTAGGATTAATGGTAGTGAAATATGCATATGTGCCATTTGGATAATCAGGTGTTACACAAAAACGACCATTATGGACATCTAAATCGCCTGAACCATCATATACATAATCTTCAACAAAAAATCCTTGAGGAAAATTAGATATAGAAGGTCTATTAGGGGCGGTTGTGAGTTTATAACTCGATTTCATTGCCCTTACAATACCACCATCACGTTTTGTATATCCATAAGGACCATAGATGGGATATCCATCATAAGCCCATCCTATAATTGGAGAATGATACTCTGTTGCAACTTCTTGATCATTAACTTTTTCTAAATCAAAAAGACCATATTTTACATCATTATTTTGGTTTCTAACATATACGGACTCTCTTAATTTTCTAGGTGTGTATAAATGAGTATACTGTATACCCATTTCTGGATTTGGAGAAGGATCTAAAATTCCATCATCAGTAGAAATAATATTTAAATACTTATAAAATAAATTAACAGTCCATGTTTTAACACGAGCTCTAAATTGAGCATTTACACCGCTAGGTTTAACTCCCACAATAATATTACCAGTATATCCAATACCCGCATTTGCTATTCTAACATCTACTAATTTACTATCACGGACAATAGGAACCAGTTTTCCATAACTACCAGATCCATCAGTAAAAAGGGTCAATATAGGTGGAGCATCATATCCAAATCCCTCATTAGTTACTACCGCCTCTTTAATCTTACCATTATCAATAACTACACTAACCTCTGCGTCAGTTCCTGCTTTTAAATCAAATAATGGTTGATTATCATAATTTAAAATATCAGATGATCCATATTCAGAACCACCATTGGTAATTTGTACAGATTCAATAGATCCTTTAAATAATGGTTGGATTTTGGCTCTAAAATCTTGACCACTAACAGTAGTAACTCCTATTTCACCACTCAAAGATACGGTAATAGGTTGATAGTTAAATGAATGTTCTCCTGTACCTAATCCAACTGAAGAAAATCCAATATATTGCTTTGTATTATAATAATGATCTTTCGCAGTAGTTCCTACTCCTACACTAGATAATTTGAAATTATCTTCATCAACAGAAGTAACATAATAATCAGTATTTGAAGTTATACCGCCAATACAATCTTTTTTAGGTCCAGTAAAGGAGTAATTAAGAATTTCCCCTGATTTATATCCATGTTCTTCAATGTATATTTGATTAAGAGCACTACTAATTCCTGTTGTTGAAACTATAACTCTTTTTTTATTTTCATATCCAGATCCACCATTTACAACTGAAATACTAGATATAATTCTTTTCTTTTCAAATGTTTGGAATTCATGAACTCCTTCTCCAAAACTTGTTAAAGAAACAGTATTTACACCTGCCTTAATAGCCTCTGTTTGATTAGTATATAATTTGATTGTGGAAACACCTACGGTATGTGCATAATAAATCGCATCAGTAGAAAGTCCTCCTACTGCTACTCCTCCATTTGTTTTATAAATTACTTTTTCGCCATTTTTAAATTTATGGAATGTAGAAAATCCTATAGTATCAGATTCTAAAATAACCCTATCAGATCTATTTGTACCTAAACCAATTGAATTAAATTCAACCTCATGATGTTTAAAAATAATATTACTAAAAGCCTGAGCACCTTGACCATTACCACCCGTTATAGTGACAATAGGATCGGATGTATAATCATAACCACTATCCTCAACTAGAATATCCTCTAAACTACCTTTGAGAGCACATATACCTGTTGCACCAGAACCTACATTATCCTTTAAATGTAAAAGAGGAGGATTAACCACATCATATCTTCTTCCTCCTGAAGTTACATCAATTTTTTCAATAGTTCCATAATAAACGGTATCTTTTGATTTATAATTTAAAATTTCAACACCGTTAACTAATATACCTGTTCTATTTCCAGGTTCAGTTATATATTCACCAGCTTGAGGATTAGGAGACTTTATTTCTCTCAGTAATAATTGATTATCTACTTTCTTATTATGAAAATCAACAGGTCTTAAAGTATTAGAAGTAACAATGCCTGATACGGAAATAAATTGATTATTATCAATATTAGTTGAACTAGTAGCAAGTTTTAATTGGTTTCTATTAACTCTTTTTACAAAGAAAACCCCAGGATCCATCTGAGGGAATTTACTAATAGTTTGAACCTTATTTCCTAAAAAGTCTTCTTCTTCAGTGACAAAAGAATCATAATAAACAGCATCTCCAGTATAATATCCATGATCATTTGAATCTAAGAAGGTAAAAAGATCTCCATTATAATTACCCGTTAAAGTAAGTTTTCTATCATTAAAATCTAAGGGAGCATCATTATAATTCGGAATAGAAGAAGAAGCAACTAAAATATCATTATTAAACTTTAAATAAGCATTTTGAACATTTGCAACATAATTATCAATATAAAGATAATCTTCAAGATTAATATCAACGTTACTTCTTAAAATTTTTCTTTCAACAGTAGAACTTTTACTAACAATACGACCTTGACCTTTAACGGAAAAACTATATTCACTTACAAGTTCTACAACTAAAGAATCTTTAGTAATACCCTCAACGTCAGTAATAACAACTTTATCACCAACTCTTAAATTATTTTTATCATAAGTTACAATACTATAAGTAAAGTCCGATTCATCTACTAAAGTTACTGATTCTATATCATACTTAATAGCTAAATTATAAAACCAATTATCTACTTTTGGTCCTGAAGTAGTAATTCCTAAACTTTCTACTTTCGCAACATCATCTTTACTATAATAATAAGTATCATTAGCAATTACTGGTTCAGAAAGAACATTTCCAACTCTCAATGTAACTTTACTTGTAGTTCCTAGTCCAACATATGCATATGCATTAACATTTAATCTAACATTTTCCTTTAGAGCAATAGAATCATCACTACCAATACCAATTACACTAGTATTAGCTACTCCTACTCCAAAAAACTGATTTATAGATTTAGAACGATAAGTTAATATTCCAGTAATACCTGATTCGTAGGTAGTTACTAATTGACCTGATTGAGGAAATCCAATAGTGGAATCCACATCCATAACACTGGATCCACTAGCAACTTGTGTTACTATTTTTGTAATGGGATGAGCAGAAAATTCTCCATATACACTTCCCCTAAGAGAAGCATCTGCGGAATAACCATAATCGGTGGATAACCTATAAAATTCATTTTCATTGTCTTTGATTACTTCAATATCAGCAATAGGTGCATATGCTTTTGGTATTCCATATTCTTCATAGGCATCTTGATATAAAGTGCAGTTTAAAAGTTTTGATGGATCTCCATCTATAGATTCTACTACCAAATTTTTAGCAATTCTATAATCCGCATCAGAAGGTCTAAAAAGAAAATCTCTTGGTCTTAATATTTCGCAATGTTCTCCATATAAAGCCCCAAAAAGGATTCTGAAGGATTCATCACTTCCTTTTGATTGATAAAAATCTCTAACTCTAGAAACAAAAAGTCTTTGATTTAGATCCTCATTTAAATTTCTATTTTCAAAACCAGGAGAATATAAACCTTTAACTTTAATCAAAAATCTAGCAAATAATAAAGCACTTAAGTTTATTATTTTTGCACCAGTAATATGCTCTTCAATACTTGTTTCTGCAAAAGTTAATTGATCACTATGAATTGAATTATAAGAAGTTACTCCACTAAATCCTCTAATACATCCTCTAAAAGAATTATTTGTTTTTTCTTCATATAAAATAATTTCGTCATCTATTTTAATCAGACCATGTTTTTGGGGAAATTGATATGTACCAATAACACCCTCAGTTAAATCAAAAGACGCAGGAATTTCGGTAGCAGCTTGATCAATATCAGTTCTTAATCGAGTACTATCCTCATTAGTGGTTAATGTTACTAATTTAACGTATTCATCTATATTCTGAAGAATATCAGCAGAAGCAGTAGGAGCCTCCTGAGAAGTATAATACTGCTTTAAGAATTCTCCCAATAATGGAAAATCTGTTTGTACAAAGGAAGGAAGTTGGTTTTCAACTATACTTTGTATTTGAACTCTTGTTAAATCTGTTGATATCATTTTTTGTATATGTTAATCTTAGTAAGAATATAAAGGTTAATATCCACCAGTACCTCCTCCAGACATTCCACCCCCTCCTCCAGCACTTCCTGTTGCAACCGATCCTGATCCTGTTGTTGATGTCATAATTGCACCACGTTCACCAGATGATGCTTGTGAAACCACCAGAGATGTACGTCCATCAGGATAATAAGTAACTTTCTCTGTTCTATAAGGAGAAGTCATAGTTGTAACAGTATAGGATCCATCTGGATTATTTGTAGTCGTTGAAGTTGCAATTACATCTCCATCCGTATTACATCCAAAATGAGGAACACCACGAACTAAGTCATCATCACCATAAGTAGGAGCAGGAGGTTCAGTATCACATGCTGCATGAATCTCAATTCCACTTCCATCATCATTTCCATCCCCTAATTGTAAGTAAAGATCATGTAATCCTACTACATTATTAGAACAAGGAACTGCATCTATTTCAATTAAAGGAAAATCACGATGAACATCAGTTGCCGTTATATTAATAGGAGATAATTTAATTTCTCCATGCTCATAATCAATAATACCCACATTTTGCTTAACAATATCAGTTTGAGTAGGTGACATTAATCTAAACAAAAATAGTGTTCCTTTTGTATGATCATCCTTATTGGGTTTATCGGAGAGATATACAGTTCCTTGTATTCCCGAAACATCAAATCCAGTAGATCTAATATTATGTCCATCGCAGTTCTTAACAAACATACAATTTCCAAAACATAATTCATATTCCGCAAAACTATTTAACGCTACTCTTAAATCCCTTCTGATCCTTAAAGAAGTAATATTAGAGGTAATAGCTTCGTCAGCACCGTCAATTAAACATTGGAATTTACTAAAGTTAAATTTTCCTCCAAATTTACCTAAATCACCACTTTTAAGATAATCCATAATAGCATTCATTATGGCAGTTTCAATATCCTGTGCAGATCCACCTAAATTACAATTATAATATGCATTAATATCTGGTTCTATATACAAATATTTTAAATCAGTGAGATTTAACTCAATTCCTCCTACATTATACTTTCTAACTGTATTTTTAAGGTTTTCTTTAAGGGCATTTGACAAATATGAACCATTTGTAGGTTTTACTGCACAAAAAACTTTTCCAAATCGAGGAGGACTTAATTCTTCTCCCCCATAACATGCCACAGCTTCAGTTTCTGGAAATATATTGGGAATTAATGCTTCATAATCATCTGCAGTAACTGCTCGGTTCTGTGAAGCATAAACTTTAGGACCATATTTCTTAATAGAATCTATACTTTCAATTCCCATGCCTCCATTTGAAGCTGTACTTATATTAAGTAGAGAAATGCCTGATGTTAATGGTGTATTAGACCTACCAGAGGTTATTCTTCCGTTAAAAGTAAGAGCATTTATTCCATTTCCCTCTTCTCCATTAGTTACAACATAAGAAACTTCAATAAAACTAGGAGCATCTAATTTTTTACCAAAAATACCGTCTCCAAAGATTAATTCATACCTTTCACCCTCTATTTCATGAACCCAATAGACTGGTGACTCACCATTTATTTCAAATAAAGTTTGATTTGTTGTATAATGGCCATGACAACTTGTTACAGCACCTGTTTGAGCATATTTTCGACTTGTATTAGCAGTTTTAGACGGTTTTACAGTTACTCTAATTGTAGTTGTATCAATTCCACTATTGGGAAGAATAAATCTTTGTTTTGGATCATATGAATCTACTGTAAAAGTGGTATTAATGTATGTTCCTTCTACAAGTTGAATTGCATTGAATATTGCCCTATTATTTTTAACTGGTTTTGTGATATCATCTAATGAAATAAAAGTAAAACTTTCATTTGCAAATGAATTTGTAACGGATACTATTCCTTTGTTTAATCTAATATTTTGATATGCTGTAGAGTATCCTGATGTATCTACGTAAAATGAAACATTAATTCTTGATGCTCTTTTTGATCTTGGTAAATATCCTGTGTTTTGTATCAATGAAACTACATTTTCTCGTAATGTAGCACTATCTAAGAATACCTCATTTGATACCATATTGGCATTGTAAGAGGTGATATACGTATTATAGGCAAGTATATCAATAATTGACGATAAATTAGATCCCTCAAAATCATAATCCGTAAATTCGGAGTTAGATCGGAGATAATCTTTTATTGTTACCTTAATCTGGTCAAAATCCAGATTAGCAAAGTTAACTAAGGTCATTTATCTTGTTGGTATTAGCACAAATGATAATTCTTGGGGTGGAATATCGATTCCAATGACAATATAAGTGATTTTTACATCCATATTATAGTTATCAATATTAGGATTAACCCTAACTTTTAATAAATTAACTCTTGGTTCGTAATTTTCGATAACATTAATGATTTCTGTCCTTATAGACATCGCTGTAACATCATCAACGTTCTCAAATAAGAGATTACCCACCTGCGAACCCAAATCTTCATTAAAAAAACGTTCTCCAGGAGTGGTAAGAACCAAATTCCTAAGAGAACGAGCAATAGCTGTTGTATTTTTAATCGCAATAAGGTCATTGGTTAAAGGATTAACCTGAAAAGACATACTAATGTCCTTAAATGACTTACTTATACGTTGGACAGGCACTATTACTTAGCAAATATAACTTTATTTAGCACCTTATCCACTCACTTTTTATTTGCCTTGACCTCTCGTGCGTTTTTTTGCTTTATTTCGAGAGGAAGCGGCATATTTTGTGTGTTTTCCTCTTCCTTGACGAGTTTTTTTCGGTACGGCTTCAATAATTTCACCACCCAAAGCACTTCTCATCGGCATTTTTAAGATTCCTCCACTTTTAGTTCATTTGGATCAAGTTTATTTTCGTAAAAATCAGTTGATAACTCATCTAAAATCTGAGCACACTCCTCAATACTCAAATTTTGATGAATTATTTGTCCCTGATGGACAATTTGGTACTTTTTACGAGACACGTCGGTTAAATAACACGAGTTTTTTCGTGACCAACACGTATTCGAGGGTCACACCAGATATCATAACCTGCATCGATAGCATCTAAACAGAAACTAACGTCTTCTCCGCACATATCTTG